TTAAACGCCATTGACTATTTCAGCGTTATAAATACTGAAAGTTTAGTCTCAAGTGGTACTATAACAGCAACAAACTACGTCGGTATATCCGGAGGAACATTCTAAATGGCAGCCACAGGTTTCACACCAATCTCGTTATATTACACCACTACTGCCGCGGCAGTACCGGTCAATACTAATTTAGTCAACGGTGAGTTGGCAATCAACATTACCGACGGTAAGCTCTACTACAAAGACAACGCAGGCGTTGTTAAGTTGTTGGCCTCTAACGCCACAGTTGCTCCAGTAACTACATTCTCCGCTGGCTCAACAGGCTTTACACCTAGTACAGCCACTAGCGGTGCTATTACTCTTGCAGGCACATTAGCAATTGCTAACGGCGGTACAGGGCAAACAACTGCAAGTGCTGCATTTAATGCTTTATCACCGATTACGACTACAGGTGATTTAATTCTAGGCAATGGGACAAACAGTGCTACTAGACTAGCAATTGGTGCAAGTACGTACATATTAACTTCTAATGGTACAACGGCAACATGGGCTGCTCCAGCAGCATCAGGTGTCTCAACAGGTAAGGCAATTGCCTTGTCAATGATCTTCGGTTTTTAAGGAACAATAAAATGGCAAATCCAAACATTGTAAACGTAACATCGATATACGGCAACACTGCGTATATTACACCATCAGGAACCTCTGCAGTGGCTACCTGGACATACAACGGAACAACATCATTGCCGGGCCTAACGCCTGCCGCTGGTACTGTTAACCGTATAACAGGTATTGTTGTCGCAAATACTACAGCTAGTGCAGTTAATGCTACTGTGGCAATTGCTAACAACTCTACATTTGCAAGCGGTACGGCGTACCCAATTGCTAGTGCAATCTCTGTGCCGGCTAATGCTACGTTAATCGTAACAGACAAAACAACTGATTTTTATATTACAGAAAACCAGTCTGTTGGTGTAACATCATCAACGGCCAGTGCACTGACATTTACAGCAACATTTGAAGCTATAACCTAAGGACTGCTCGCATGAGTCTTCGTCTTCCTAACGGTGCTTTTATAAAGCCTGGATATAATCCAGTATTGGTCCCTGGTGCACCAACAATTACTGCTGTCACACCAGGTGTTGGGCAGGTTATTGTTGCGTTTACTGCGCCTTCTGATACTGGTGGTTCTGCAATTACATCCTATCAGGCTGTTTCTTCTCCTGGTGGTTTTACTGCGTCTGGCGCCTCTTCACCATTAACAGTCACTGGGCTAACAGCAGGTACAAGCTACACGTTTACAGTAGCCGCAACAAACTCGTATGGGCAAGGTACTTTTAGTGCAGCAAGTGCAAGCGCATCACCAATTTCTTTTGGATCACAGTCTTACACATCACCAGGAACATATTCTTGGACAGCTCCTGCAGGGGTAACTAAAGTGTCTGTTGTTACCGTTGGTGGCGGTGGACCTGGCGTAGCTGGTAGCTCTTGTTGTTGTGGTCCTTTTGGTGGAACTGCAGGTGGTGGCGGCGCTTTAGCATATAAAAATAATATTACTGTTGTTCCAGGAAACTCTTACACAGTAGTTGTTGGAACTGGTGGAACAGGTACTGCTCAAGGTGGCACATCTCAATTTGCTACTTGTGGTTGTGCAACTAGGTATACCGCGGCTATGGGCGGGTGGGCAAATTGCCATAATGGTGCTGGTGGAACGGTTATAGCTGGCACTGGAGGCACTGGTGGTAAAGGCGGACAGTATACATTCTTTGGCGGCGGTGGCGGTGGCGGTGGCGCAGGAGGATATGCTGGCACTGGAGGTGCAGGCGCTCATGGTAATGGCTGCGCTGCTACTACTGGTTCGGGCGGTGGCGGTGGCGGTGGCGGTCAAAGCCCAAGTGGGGCTACTCGAAGTGGTGGCGGTGGCGGTGGCGTAGGAATACTTGGTCAAGGATCAAATGGTACAGCACCAACATACCCAAGTTTATGTGGCGGTGGCGGCGGTTCTTGTGGTTCTAATGGAACTGCTGGGAGTACAACCACAAAAGTTGGTGGTGCTGGTGGCGCTTATGGGGCTGGAGGCGGCGGTGGGGGATACCCTGGTGGGTCAAGTAGTACTGGCGCAGGTGGTGCCGTCCGTATTGTCTGGCCTGGTTGTGTCCGTTCATTCCCTTCAACTTGTGTGGGATCACCATAAATGACAAAGTACTCTGGAGCATTTACATTACAGGCGCAGATGCAAAACGCTGCTGCGTCTACTTGGGCAAGAGCACCTGGTGCGCCTACTATTGGTACAGCATCGGTTGCTAGTGGTACATCCGCATCAATAACATTTACACCGCCAACTGACTTAGGCATTGGCACAATAACATATACCGCAACATCAAGCCCAACAGGTATTACTGGCACAGGGTCATCATCCCCTATTACGGTTAGTGGTCTTACAACAGGATCTTCATATACATTTACCGTAACTGCGTCAACTCCAAGTGGTTCTGGTCCTGCAAGTGCTGCAAGTAATTCAATTACAATGATTATTCAAGGTCAACAACAATATACATCACCAGGCTCTTATACTTGGGTAGCCCCCACTGGAGTTACTAGTGTTTCTGTTATTGCTGTTGGACATGGTGGATACGGTGGTTCTCGATTTTATTGCTGTGCTTATTTTAGTGGATCTGGCGGTAGCGGCGGTGCATTAGCTTACACAAATAACTTTTCGGTTACTCCTGGTAATTCATACGCTGTTTTTATTGGTACACAATCTGGTGCATGTGCACCCTCTTCCTTTAGTTCATTTAATTCAACTACGGTAAAAGCAAACGGGGGCAACGCAAGTGTCCAAGGATTTGCAAACGCTGGTGGAACTGTAGCCAACGGCACAGGATTTGCTGGGGGCGAAACTCCAAGTATTAGCAATAACAGTCAAGGCGGTGGTGGCGGTGGCGGTGGCGGAGGATATACGGCTGTTGGTGGAGCAGGTGGTAAATCTTTTATTAGTTGTGGTCTTGGCGGTTCTAGTACAGGCGGTGGCGGTGGTGGTGGCGCTGGAGGTAAAAATGGACCATGGCCTGGCTCTGGCGGCGGGGGTGTTGGAATTTTAGGAGCTGGCGCAAACGGAACTGGCAGCTCTTGTAATGCTGGAGGCGGCGGCGGCTCTGGTGGAGCAAATGGTGGAAACGCTACTAGACTTTACTCTGCTGGTTATGGCGGGGCTTACGGTGGTGGCGGTGGTGGCTCTTGGTATTGCGCAAATGTTCAACAACCTGGTGGCTCTGGTGCTGTCCGCATCATCTGGCCAGGTACAACCCGATCATTCCCATCAACAAATACAGGAAATTTATAAATGGATGAATTATATATCAAGGTAATAGACGGTCAAGCAATTGACAATCCGGTCTACCAAAGCAACCTTATTCAGGTTTATGGCTATGTGCCACCTGAGTATCAGCCATTTACACGAGTGCAACAGAACGTTACACCGTTAATTTATCAAAATGTAACAGATACCTATCAAGATGTTGATGGTCAGTGGCAAGATGTTTGGGTTATCTCCGAGCAGACAACCGAAGAAAAAGCAGCCACGACAGCACAGATTAACGCTAATGGTGAAGCACAGCAACAAACATTAATTAACAACGCAAACAATCAAATTGCCACCTTGACCGAACAGGGTGACACTCAGGGCGTTGAGACATGGCAGACATATTTAGCCAATATTACAGCATGGACAATGCCACCAATTAACCCTAACTGGACACAGTCAACAATTGCTTACGGCTTTCCAAAACAGCCAAGAAAAGTAACTATTTTTAATATTGGCGAGGGCACAGGCACGTTTGCCAACATTGAGACTGTTTACCAATCAACAGACGAGACATTAGCAAACGCAACTTGTCAAGCTACGACGCAAAACTACAATGGCTGGACAGCTGGCACTGAGTTACCGGTAACTGGCATTAGTGGCGAGTTTGTTGCTGACCAAGTTATTTTCGGTTATACTAGCTTTGCCCAGTATAATTTCCTTTCAACAGGCAGTTCTTCTTGGGTAATACCTTCATAAAAACCCAAGGAATATTACATGTCTATTGAAATAATTGACGAAAACGGCGTAACACAACAACCATTAGAGCAATGGAACTATTTTCCATCAACGCTCTATGTAGTCCAAAAGCCTGAGTTTTTAGAGGCGGTTAAACAAGTCTCCGGCGAGCTTCTTGCAAAAAGAAAAGAAGAGATGGGTAAGGTAAATGAGATCTACCCAGTTGTAATGACAGATAGCTTTTACGACGACCCCAAGGCCAAAGATTTTTCAGAGTATGTTGGTCAGACTGCTTGGAATATCTTGCAGGGTCAGGGTTACAGTATGGAGCAGTTTAACACCCAGTTTACTGAGATGTGGGTACAAGAGCACTACAAGCACTCCCTCATGGAGCAGCATGTTCATGGCTACGGATCACAGCTAGTTGGCTTTTACTTTTTAGACTGCCCAGAAAACTGTTCACGGTTAGTTATCCATGACCCAAGACCTGGCAAGGTACAAGGCAATTTGCCAGAGACTGATCAAACTATTGCAACGTACGGCAGCAATATGATTAACTTTGAGCCAAAGCCAGGTATGTTAGTGTTTGCTAACTCATGGCTACCACACTCGTTTGGTCGTCATGCCAGCGACAAGCCAATTAAGTTTGTGCACTTTAATATTACAGTAAACTATGCACCGACCTTGGCAGTATGTCAGGCACCTGCAGAGATTATTTGATGAACAAGTACTGCATCCGTTTTAACAAATCCCGTGGTGCCCCAAATAGGGGTACTCCGGAACACGCATGGCGTGTGTTTGAAAACGGCAAAGAGTATTTGTTTAAGCACTTTAAATTAAACGTTCCTTCTACCAGCGAAAAAGAAGCGAACAGTGAAGACTGGAACGTTGTCTGTCAGGGCGTTATGACGATAGACAAAGAGACATCCACCGCAATCATTAACAGAGAATAGACAATGAGTGAACGTTACCCTGGCGGAATAATTTCCAAGACCCCCGTTACCCCAACTGGTGCATACGAAACAAGTAGCGCATCAGGTGTATGGACATTGGACCAACAAGCCTACTGGGCAAAATTAAACAATTGGCCAACCGCAGGCAATGTACAAACTGTTTACTTCCTAGGTTACTATAATAGGCAAAATAGCACAGGATTATCAGTATGTCCTTCTAGCACTGGAGGTGTAAACGTTGGGTTTGATGATACCATTTTAGGCTATCCAGCAGTATTGACATTAAATAAAAATGCTGTTGCACAAACTGAATATACTTTAAGTTATGGAAGTAATACGGGTGGACAAACTAATGGAATCTCAACTGATTCTAGCAACAACATTTATTTTTCTGGATCTTTTGGTAGCGTGTATTATGGGTTTATAGCAAAATATAACTCTAGTGGTACTTTACAATGGCAAGCATCCAATCAAAGCCTTCCAGGGTTTGTGTATTCAAATCCAGTTATAGATAGTTCTGGAAATGTTTTTGTAACTGGTGGGGTGTATGCATCTGATTTTTCGTCAATATCAGGAAGTATTAATAAGTTCAATTCTTCTGGAACTGAACAATGGTCAAAAAAGTACACATATTCTAGTGGTGGTGGCTCTAATTATTTTACAAATACCGGCGTTGCGTTAGATAGTTCTGGAAATGTTTATGCTGCAGGTTCAGGACAAGGTATTTTTGGATACATTGTTAAATTTAACACTAGTGGAATTGTGCAGTGGAATAAACAATTTAGAACAGCCTCCACTGGCGGCACCACAATTACAGAAATTTCAATAGATAGTTCAGGTACTATTTATTATTCAGGTTATAGTTACCCTAGTTCAGGCATATTTTATACAATATATGGAACCTGGGACTCATCTGGAAACACATTAACATCAAATAGACTTAGTACCACATACGTAGGTGATGCACGTAGTTGTATAGACTCTTCTAATAATCAATATATTTTTTATTATGCGGGTTCTAGTACACGAAAAACATTGTATTTAGTAAAAATAAATTCATCAGGGGCTGTTTCCTGGTCAAGAACATTTAGCATAACAAGCACCACAAATGGTAGCGGACTTCTATCTAGTAAAATTTCTGTTGATGGTACAGGGTCTTTATATCTTAGCGGAACTATTTATGCTGGTAGCAGCGGATACGAAGTCTTTTACGCTAAAGTACCATCTGACGGAACTGGAACTGGAACATATACTTTTGGGTCTGCGACTGTAGTATACGCAGCCACTTCCGTTTCATCATCATCTGAATCATACACAAATACTTCTGTTGCGTTAACTGACAACGGAGCATATAGTATGTCAAATAACGGGTATTCACTAACTTCCCAAACATTGACAACTAACTATCCCACAACATTTACTGTTTAAAACACTATGACCGAACAAGAAAAAATTGAATTGCAAACTGCTTGGAGTAATTGGGCTAAACGACCTAATCCCTGCAATTTTGCATCTTGGGTATTAGATGAGTCTACCGGTGAGTTTGTGCCCCCAATTCCAAAACCAACTGACAGCAAAAACTATCGGTTTAACGGAACAACAAATTCTTGGGAAACATTTGAATGAGTGAGTTTATTGATAAAAACGAGGCGGCGTTATCCGCCCATGAGCAAATCTGTGAGGTACGATACGAGTCCATCTGCGCTAGACTAAAGCGTTTAGAGCAGATCCTCGTCGGCTCTGCTGGATTTATTATCGTGACCCTACTTGCCATTGTACTTAAAATACACTGATGATCAATGCCAATAGACCCGTTCGGAATTGCAGAGGGAGCAAAGACTCTCAGCGGTAGCCTAGACTCCGCCCGTGAAGGATCTCATCAACTAAGCAAAAGCATCGAGGGCATACAGCAAGACGCCACCGATGTAGCAAACAAAAAAGCCCAAGAACGCAAACGGGCTGCCCGTGAGGCAGAGTTCAAAAAAGAACACGCGCTCATAAAGGCACTAGAGCAGTGGAACCACAAAAAACAAATCTCCGACCAAGAGGCAAAGTTAAAGATTGACTTTGTCAAAAAGTATGGGGCCAAGGAGTGGGACGCACTGCTCAGAATAAAACTAGACATAGAAAATATGGAAAGAAAAAACAATGAAGAATATCAACACGATCTTAAAGCAGTTCGTAGAGTTCAGTTCTACTGCTTTGCGTTGGCTGCGGTCATTGCCTGGTATTGTACTTGGGGCTATAAGGGGTAAGTAATATGGAATGGCTTAAACAAATTGCACCTACAATTGCCACCTGCCTTGGCGGTCCCTTGGCAGGACTTGCTGTCACTGCCGTTTCCAAAGCATTGGGAATTGACGAGGATAAAGTCCAGAACACCATTAACGAAAGCAAACTAAACGCCGATCAAATTGCCTGCCTTAAGCAGGCCGAAATTGAGTTGCAAAAAAGTGCCCAAGAGCTGGGTCTAAACTTTGAGCAGTTAGCCGTAGAAGACCGCGCCTCCGCGCGTGATCTACAAAAGGAGACAAGATCTGTTGTTCCCCCAGTGCTATCCGTTTTAGTAACCATCGGATTCTTTGGGATTTTAGTGGGCCTAATGTCTGGACAAATCCACACATCTGACGCCCTTATGCTTATGCTAGGTTCCTTAGGAACCGCATGGACGGGAATTATAGCGTTTTACTTTGGATCTTCGGCAAGCAGCCAAGCCAAGGACGCAATGATACACAACTCGACACCTATCAAGTAATTCCCCAATTTACGCTAATATAGCGTAAACAAAGGAGTAAAAATGAATAAAAAAATAGTAGCAATACTATTGTGGGTGGCGGGTATATTTGCCGCAATCCACTTTACAGAACGATATACTCACATTGAAGAAAACGTTATGGCAATAGCAAAATCTACTCTATCCTTTATTACCAAAGAAGAAGGCTCCCGCAACAAGGCATACAAGGACTCTAAGGGTCTTTGGACAATTGGCGTGGGTCATCTCATCAAGGCAGACGAGCAGCACCTTATCACTGCCACCCTAACAGACGAGCAAGTAGAAGACCTACTTAAAAGCGATTTAAAGTGGTGTAGCGACGCCGTTGAGAGCTCGGTGAAGGTACCCCTTACCCAGAGTCAATTTGACGCCCTATACAGCCTCTGCTTTAATATTGGTGAAGGTGCTTTCCGTAAGTCCACTGTAGTTCGTAAGATTAACGAGAATGATTTACAAGGGGCTGCAGACGCCATCTTAATGTGGAATAAGCCAGAGGTTCTTGTAAACCGCCGTAAGCGTGAAAGAGCTTTGTTTTTAGGGGCGTAATCAACCCTATTTTTGCATAAGTAGTATTAGGGAACTGATCATCCCACTAACCCATTAACTCGAGGATATACCATGGAAGACTTCAAATCAACAGCCAAAATGCAATGCTTCAAAGAGGGTGGATCTGTTAAATACAAATCCCGTCATTCTGAAAAATCAGAAATGAGTGAAGACATGGCTCAAGATAAGAAAGTTGTCAAAAAAGCATTTGCAATGCACGATAAACAAGAGCATGAAGGTGAAAAGACTGATCTTTCCAAATTGCGTAAAGGTGGTCGTGCTAAAAAGGCTGTTGGCACAGTTAAGAAATATAAGTGCGGTGGTGGTGTGTATGGTGCCAAGATGTCTAAAGCAGATGTTAAAAATGTTGACGCAGCTAAAGATTGCAAGCCTAAAATGTTGTCAGATGGCGGCAGTGCTTTGAAAGATGTTGATGCTGAAGAAAACCCAGGTTTAGCTAAACTACCAACCAATGTTCGTAACAACATGGGATTTAAGCGTAACGGTGGCAAAGTTAAAAAGATGATGACTGGTGGAACCTGCTCATAATGCCAATTAAATCTAAAGCACAACTAGGCGCAATGTATGCTGCCGCGGAAGGCAAAAGCACAATAGGTATTCCTAAAAAGGTGGGCAAGGAGTTTGTCAAAGCTGGCAAAGCCAAGCCTAACCTTCCACAAAAAGTACAAAAGCGAGCAGCTGGAAGAGGGCGCTAAATGGCGTATAGCGGCACATACAATCAGACTAAAGTTAATGTAGACGAATTAATTTCGTATGCGTACCGTGACGCAGGTAAAACATCGGAAGAGATGACACCCGAGTATGTACAAGCGGGTAAGCAAGCTTTGTTTTATATTCTTCAAAACTCTGCCAATCGTGGTATTAACATTTGGTTGCAAGAGATTGTAGTTCTTGGTGCTCAGACAAACCAGCAAGTACTTCCTATGCCAACCAATTGCGTTGACGTACTGGAAGCAAACTGGATATACATTGTCAACCCAACATTTTCAAGCACACTTCCAGTTTCAAACCCAAACGTATCACTCCTATTTGATCAAACAACAAACGCAGATTTAAACCAGCACGTAGATTCTACATTAGGTGCTAATTATTTTGGTGCGGCTTACTCTCAAGCGACGAGGTTATTTTATGTTGGCTTTAATGCTTATGCTCCTAGTGGCACTGCTACTTACAATCTTGATTTTCAAGTAAGTTCTGATGGCATTACGTGGACAACATGGGAGTCATTCCCATCTGTCACGCTTGCTGATCGTCAGTGGCAGTATTATCCAATCAACACCACACAGGCGTTTAATTACTATCGCCTAAACAACCGCACCACTGGATCAATAATGTCATTGCGTGCAATTCAGTTTGCCCAGTCACAGCAAGTCATTCCATTAGCTCGACTTAATCGTACTGATTACTTCTCTCTACCTAACAAGCAATTCCCAAGTCAACGCTCATTACAATATTGGTTTAATCGTCAGATTGATCCAGAAATGTATTTATGGCCAGTTCCTAATAATAACTTCCAAGCGTTTTCTTTAATTATTGAATGTCAACCACAGGATGTTGGTTCGTTGACTAATCAGCTGTACATGCCTGATAGGGCTATTCCATATTTCCAAACAGCACTGTCTCACAAACTGGCAATGCAGTTACCTAGTGTGGATATGGCTCGAGTGGCGTACTTGGAAAAGTTAGCATTAGATGCTCGTACTCAATTTGAAGAAGAAGATCGTGACAAGTCGCCAATTTACTTTCAACCTAATATAAGTTACTACACACGATGAGCGGCGCTTATGTAATGAACTATGACAACCTAATTTCTGACGTTCAGAAGTATATGGAACGTGATGACATTGGGTTTGTTGAGCAAATTCCAAGCCTTATTGGTTTGGCTGAGTCTGCCATTGCCGCAGAGTTAAA